TGCTACTCGCTGAAAAACCGCAGCGTCACCGCCGCCCGCGCCTGCCCCGTCGCCGTATCGATGCTCGTTTCGGTGCGCATATGTTCGGTATGCGTCACCATGAGCCCAACCGGGACCAGCGCCCCTGCCCCAACCGCCACCACGCGCTCGGCGATCTCCAGCGCCGCCTTGCGGCTTGGTTGGCTGCTCCAGCAATGCAGCAACACCCGATGTTCCTGCCCTGGTGTTGCGTCACCATCGCGTTGCCGAACGTCGTGCCGGTCGATCACCACATATGGCGCAGGCCGGTCCCGGGGTGGCGCATCGAACACACCATCAATTCCGATCAGCGCAACCAGCGCCGCATCGGTCGAAAGAGCCTCTATCAACGCGGCCTGCAAACTTGCTATCGGGTGCATGTTTTCACCCTGTGAAACTGGTTTCGCTGCAGCCACAGCTCAGATAGGCCCGCCGCCCGTTGAGATCGGCAGCACTCACCACATCGAGATTGCGCCCGCGATAGACGATCCGGTCTCCCGGAGAGACATCATTGCGAAAGCGCAGCACGACACTGTGCGAAATGGCCACTGTTCGCCCGTCGGCATTGGTCCCCTGCCGCCCTGTCAAACTGCGTACCCGCGCCCAAAGATGGGCGACCGACATGTAGATCCTTACGTGGCCGCCGCCGCCATCATCCTGACTCTCGCGGCGCTTGAGCAGAACCCGATCAGTCAGGGTTCCGACCGGTGGCAACTTCTCCCTGCTCACAACCGCACCCGCTTGCAGCCGGCCACGGCACGATCAAATCCCGAGGGGACGATTGCGCCCGACCCGGCGACAATCACGGCGTCGCGGTGTTCATACCAATGGGCCACCAGGCCCAGCAGCGCCCGGCGCAAATCGGCAGGTACGTCAGCGGGTTCAGCGCCATAGCCGGCAACATAGTCGATCTCCAGCCCCTGGCGGGACCGCAGTGACGGCATGCCGATAACGGAGGACGGCACGATCAGCCGATCCGGTTCGCTGAGGAACTGCGCCAGCGCGATCTCGTGGCTTCCACCATTCTCGTCGATGGCCGCAATGCCCGTTACCGACAAAAGAGGCGAAACTGGCAGTTTGACCACACCACCTTCGGGCCAGGAATCCAGCACCACTCGCCAGCTTTGCGCCAGCAGCGCCTTACCCGTCACGCCTTCAACATGCAGTCGCGCCGCGCCGATCAACGTGCTGATCAGCCCGTCCTCGGCCGCGTCATCGACCTTGAGGAACGCCTTGGCTTCGGCAAGCGAAACCGGCTCCTCGGCGGGCCCCGCCAGGAGATATGAAGTCATGTTTGTTTCCTTGTTATGTCTGAAAAGGCCCCCTCACCCGCCGGCCTGCCGCCGACCTCTCCACCAAGGGAGAGATAAAGCAGGTCCGAGCCGCGCAGCGGCACCTCTCCCTCTGGGGGAGAGGTGGGCCGAAGGCCGGGTGAGGGAGCCTTCAGTTTGAACCGGGTCAGATGACCAGGCCCACACCCCTCAGCTCACGCCGAATTTCAGCAGCTTGATCGCGTCGTAGTCCGCGATCCCGCCGCCGACGCGCTTGGTGGTGTAGAACAGCACATAGGGCTTGGAGCTGAACGGGTCGCGCAGCACCGAGACACCCTGGCGGTCAACGATCAGATAGCCGCGGCGGAAATCGCCAAAGGCCAGCGAAAAGCTGTCCGCACCGATATTGGGCATGTCCTCGGCTTCCACCAGCGGGAAGCCCATGAAGCTGGCCCGGCCATCGGCCGCAGCTGCCGGCTGCCAGAGATAGTTCCCGTCGGCATCCTTGAGCTTGCGCAATGCCCCTTGGGTCTTGCGGTTCATCACCCAATTGGCATTCTGCCGGTAACCGGCCTTAAGCGCATAGACCAGGTCAATCAGCACGTCGCTGGCGTTGCTTGCCGGAAGCGCACCGCTGACGCCGGTCGCCAAATAGCCCAGATTGCCCCAGCTCCAGCTGGTCTCGGCCACCTTGGCGCCGTTAAGAAACCCGCTCGGCTTATTGACGCCGTCACCATTGACGAAGGCCGTGGTTTCCTGCGCCGCAAAGGCCGCGTTCACCTCATCGGCAATCCATTGGCCCACATCCACCGCCGCGTCGTCGAGAAAGGCCGTGGTCGCCGCCGGCATGGCGTAGAGTTCGGTCGTCGGGTAGCTCAGTTCCGCCAGCGTCTGGCTGTCGGTAGTCGGACGCGCCGCCGTCTCGCCCACCCAGCCGGTCTGCGGTCCGGTGACCGTGATCGGGCGCTTATAGACCGAGCCGGATACCTGCCGCACACCGGCAATGGCGCGAATGGGCGAAATATGGGTCATCAGCCGGGTGATCTCGGTCTCAACCTCGCCCGGCACCACGTAGCCGCCATCACCGGCCACGCCAATCTGCAGCGCCTTTTCTTCGCCGCGCTTAACATAGGCCGAGAAGGCCTCCTTGTATTCGCCATCCGGCACGCCGCCGCCCTTGCCTTCGAGGGCCGGTCGCGCCCGCTCGGCACAGACGCGATCCAGCGCCGCCTTTTGCCCATCGATGACGCGGTTGAGGCGCTCCAGCTTGCCCTCGAGCAGGCCGTCGGCGCTGCCGCGTTTTTCGATTTCCTTCAGGCGCTGGTCATTGGTAGCCTTGAATTCCTCGAATGCGGAGGAGAATTCAGCGAAGAGCGCGGCAATATCGCCCCCTGCGCCGGCCTTGGTTTCAAGGCCGTCGTCGATCCGATCCATGTCGGTGTCCTTCTATCGGTTACGGATGGTTTTCGTGGCGGCGGCAATTGCCGCGCCGGCCGTGAGGGGGGAGGCGATGCGCGCATCCTCCATCATCGGAAAGGTGACGATCGAGACCTCATAGAGGTCGATCTCATGCAACAGGCGGTTGCCGTCCCGGCGGCTCGCCTTGACGGTGCGGAAGCCGATGGACAATCCATCGAGCGCGCCGTTTTCGATCAGGCGCTTGAGCGCATCCGAGCGCGGCACCCCCGGCACCAGCCGCCCGGTGACGAAGAGGCCATGGCCGTCCTCGCCCATGCTCTCCCAGGCGCCGACCGGCTCCTTCGGGTCATGCTGAAACAGCAGTCTGATACGCCCGCGCCTTTTGGCGAGGCTCTTCGCAAAAGCCCCCGGCAGGACAATATCACCGCCGCTATCGAGCCGGTTGAACACACTCGCATAGCCGGCAAACCGCCCCTCGGCATCTATCGGAATGCCACTCATCCGCGCTTGGCCCCACTTGAGCGCGGTTTGGGTGCACTGCGCTGCTTGTCCGCCAGAGTGCCCGCCAGGTTCCAGGCGAACTGCCTGAACGTCTGCTGCGCCGCTTCACGATTTTGCTTGTCTGCCATGGACTTAGTCCTCCTTTCGGAAAAGCCGATTCAACTGCGCGATCTCCTGCACGAAGTCGTTGAAGTGTTGATTCACCCGCGCCATTTCCCTCAGGCTCCACACCAGCAGCGCACTCGCCCCGCTCGCCCACAGGAACAGCGCCAGATGGGCGAGGTCCCCGCGCTCGATGACGGTTTTGGTCAGCTCGTCCATTGGGTTCTCCAGACAACAAAAAACCCGCCGGAGGCGGGCTTGGGTGGTTCGACATGTATGGCTACCTCTGACCATGCATTGGTCAGGACCAACTTTCCCGCAATTGCACCAGGCTGGCCGCTGCAGCATCGGCTCGCTCAAGCACATGGGGTGGTCTGTTTCTCAAACCCGCGATCATCCTCAGAAAGCGGGCTACTTCGTTCTTGGAAGCGTGAGTGTCCAACAAGACCTGCAAATCCGAGACATGGTCATCGTACTCGAACACTGACGAGGGATTCTCCGTCGCATTGAAAGGATCCCACTCCAGTGTCAGCATGCTTCCGACGGCCCGGAGCTTTTGACCTCGCTTTACCAGCGCCTCCGTTCCTGGAAGCAACCGCTCTTCGAAAAACCGAGCATGCGTAAGGATCAATTGCATCTCGTCCTTGGTTAACCGGCTGTCTGGGTATTCAGGCTTTGATCCCATCCTGCGATCTAAAGCGATCGCAACCTGATACTGCTCGGGCGGCAGAGCGGCAGTCGAGACAATGGTGCATTGCCGGTCATCTTCTATCCTCCGGCCTTCGCCATCCCGGCCAAACTTGTAGGTCGACTCATTCGGAATATTGCGGGCCCAAAAATTGGACGCATTCGCATCGTAGACTAATAGCAAGTCCGTCCGACCATCGTTTCTCAGACCGTATATCAAATCGCCGGTCACGACGGCATGGAGTGCCTGAAACCTCGACGTCATTGTTGTCCTTTCGGACCAAAATGGCCCAGGGTTTCCTGCTGTTCAATGTGCGGCAATTCCTCAATTCCCAAAATCTTCAAGGCGCAGCTTCGGCAAAGGCGCTTTCCCTGGATGGCGTACATCCCCGTCGTCCCAAAGCTACCCCCCATACTGCACCCGCTGGCAAACCCATCGCAGCGCGGACCGCAACTTGAACGCGCTCTGGCTCAACCGGAACCTGCCCGATGCCCGACAGATCATCAATCCACTGCCCGCCCTCCGGCGTCCCCTTGGCGCCCGAGGCTGGTCCGGCCGATAGCGCCGCTCCAGCCCGGCAATCAGCACGTCCAGCTTCAACGACAACGTCGCCAGCTTCAACGACAACGTCGCCAACCGGATTTCATACGCAAGCGCCTTCAGGGCGCGTCCCGCAATCGGTACCCTTGCTTACGCCCCAGTACCGATCCCGGTCAGCTCCCGCTTCTCGTCATCTGTCAAAAACCCGGCCGCCCCAACGCGCGCCCAGAGCGCTGCACGGTCCTCGGCCAGCGCCTCGACGCCGTCGAAATCAGGCACCACTTCCGCGCCTTCAAAGGCCGGCCCAAGCCACCCGCTCAATTCCTGCGCCACCCGCACCACCAGCGGCACCAGCGTCTGCCGCCACAGCGCCTTGTTGGCTTCGGCCAGGTTCGCATAGGTATTGTCGCCCGGTATGCCGAGCAGCATGGGCGGCACGCCGAAGGCCAGGGCGATGTCCCGCGCCGCCGCGTGCCGGGCTTCGATGAAGTCCATGTCGCGCGGGCTCAGGGCGATGGTTTTCCAGTCGAGCCTGCCATCGAGCACCATCGGCCGCCCGGCATTGGCCGCCCCGGCGAAATGGGCCTCCATCTCTTCCTTGAGGCGGTTGAACTGTTCTTCGGTCAGGCTCCCAGACCCGACCGAATAAACCAGCGCCCCGCTCGGCCGCGCCGCATTGTCGAGCAGTGCCTTGTTCCACTGGGCGCTGGCATTGTGGATATCGAGGCTGGTCTGCGCGGCCTCCAGCGGCCCCATGCCATAGTGGTCATCGAGCGGATGAAACAGCGCCATATGCAGCACGCCCGGCACCGGAACACTGTCCTGCGAAATCCGTGATGCCCTGCCTCCGGCCTTGTAGTCATAGGCCACGGGCCAGCCGTCGCGCCCGGCCACCACGCTCATCCGGTCGGGCCGCAGCACGAAGAGCGTTCGCACTGCACCATCGACGATGCCCGCCTGC